CAACATGGCACCACAAACCCAACAAGAAACCACACACACAATCATCACCACAACAACAAACACCATCACACAACAACAACAACAAACAATCACAAACGAAGCAAACAAACGCGGCTGGCAACACGCACAAACAACCATCACAACAACAACACACACACCCAACAACCACACCACAAACACCAAAACAGAACACGACCTACAAATCCCAGCAATCACCCAAACATACGCACTCGAAAAAGCCCTAAGACTCCTCAAACACAACGGAATACACAACATCCAAAAAATCGAAATCATATAACCACAAACCCCGCACACAAACCAGCCAAACAACACAAAACATACAGCCAACACCAAACCACAACACCACAACAAAAACCCCAGCAAACCCACAACAAAACACATGCGCACACGCAACCATTTCCACAGAAACAAAACAAAACACCACACACAACACAAACCTTACAAGAATCTAGTAAGGCCCGAAAGTCTGTGAGAGCGCCCTCGCGCGCGCGTGTTTAACCGACTGACCTCCTTGACTTGACTTTTATATCTGGAGATCAGCCGGACGTAACCAAGGTCCTACAAACCGTACCTTGTGAGTGCTGTGTGGCGCTAAGCGGTAGGTCGATCAAAGGATCAGAGCGACTCAACCGCCTAGCGCAGCATACTCACACGGGGGTTAACGCAGGTAGGACTATAGCAGTGTCGCGTCGTCCATGCGTTGACGTTGCGCTATGCGCCGGCTGCCGCGCTAGTCGTCATGGGTTTACTACGTTCAGTGATGTAAACTTGTGACATCCCCGTATCACGCTTGTTCGTCAGGCAGGTCTGATACTAAACGGTCGTATTGTATCGGTCTGTTTTATTTTGATACTAACTCTGGCGTATGTGTAACATGCATGGTACGGTTTGAGGATATTCTCGGATTCCAATCCGCCCTATCTCTCTGATTTTCAATTTAGTTTTAACTTGGGGGGCGGGGAAGTATCCGATTTCTTCGCGACGTCGGGCATACGTGTTCCCTTTAGCGTGTGAGGTTGTTGGGGTTTGTATTTGACTTTTGGGTTTTTGTGTGGGATACTTTTGTTATGAATACTATTTTAGATATTGATGGTTTGGTTGATTGTTGTGAGGGTTTTGGAGATCTTTGTAAATCTGTTCGTGGTGAGGTTCGCGAGTTTGTGAAGTCTTTTGGTTGTTATCCTTCTTTCTTCACTGTTGGCAAAGAAAACTTTGATGTTGTTAGTTCTTTGATGGGTGATTGGTTTGATAGTCGGGCGGTTTCTTTTGTTTGTGATGGTGTGTCTTCTGGTTGTTGTGACCTTGTGTTAGAAGGTCGTGAGGTTGTGTGCAGGGGGTAGTTTTTGGTTGTTGTTATAGTTTTTGTTGTGTTTGCGGTATGGTTTATGCTGATGGTTTAGTGTCGCAGTTGTTGTTGGATGGTTTTTATCCGACTTGTATTGTGTCTAGTGGCTGGTTGGCTTCTGCTATCGTGTGTAGTTTCGTTTGATACTTTGGTTATGGCTGTGAGTTCTGTTAGGTATTTGGCTTCTTTGGTTGGGATGGTTACTGCTGCTGTGGTGTGTGGGGTTAGGTCTACGTCTGTGGTGCGTGTTTGGTTTTCTGATGGGGTGGTGCCGGAGGATGTTGCTGAGCGGTGTGGGGTTGTGTGTGATGTGTTTGATTTTGGTTTGGAGTTTGAGTCTATTGATGTTTTGAGGTCGTGGTTTGTTGGGCGTGATCCGTTGCTTGGTGGTGATGTTTCGCCTTGTGCGTTTGCTGTTGGTTGTAGTGATTTGGGGGTGTTGCGTGAGGAGTTGTTTTGTTCTGTGCGGCGGCTTGTTTTTGAGTAGTGTTTGTGTTATTGTTTTGGTATGTGTTTTTTAGATAAATTTTTCAAAAAGGGTAAGTCTTCAAATTCTGGGAAGGATTTGGCGGCTCTTGAGGATAGGTTGGGGGATGTTATTAAGGATCTATCGGCTCTTGAGGGCAATGTTTTTTTGAAGCGTGAGTGGGATTTGTTTATCGGGTTTGTGTTATCCGAGGCGAAGGTTGGGGCCAGGTGGGATGATTTCAGGGTGCGCCGTGATGTTTGGACATATGAAGGTTTTCAATATGTTACGATTGGCTTTTTGAAGAAGAGGGTTCGTGACGCTGGCTATGATTTTTCTTTGTTTAAGTTGAAGTCTGTTTCTGATATTTTTGGTGTTTTGGATGCTTTGGATTATGGCGATGGGTTGAACAAGTTTTTTGATGTTGAGGTTTTGAAAAAGAAGTCTTCTTGTTAGTGTGTGGCGGCTTGTTTTTGAGTAGTGTTTGTGTTATTCTTGTTTTATGAGTTTTTTAAATAGGTTTTTCAAAAAGTTTGGTGTTGTTGGGTATGATGAGTTTTCGAGATCTAGGGAAGATCTTACTGTTGGTGTGGATGTCACCGAGCGGTCCGTTGCTTCTTTGGAGGAGAAGTTTAATTCATTAATTCGTTTTATTTTGGTTGATTGCATTACTGCGAGCAGGTGGGATTCGTTCGGTATGAAGCGGGGGGATGGTGATTGTAGCGGGTATTCAATATTCCCTGGGAATGATGTTGAGCGTCCTGTCGACTATATTACGATTGGTGATTTTATTCGTAAGGTTCGTGACGCCGGCTATGATTATCGTTTGCTGGATTTAAGGTCTGTTTCTGATGTTTTTGGTGTTTTGGATGCTTTGGAGCGTGGCGATGGGTTGGAGCGGTTCGCTCGTAAGGGGGCTTTATGTTCCAGAATTTCACGTAAGGTGGAGTGTGGCTAGTGTGCGGTGGTTTTTTTTGTTGTGGTGATTTTGTTGCGTGTGTTTCTTCCTGTGGTTCGTGTGGTTCGTGTGTGGGTGTTTTTTCGTGCCTCATGTGAGTGAGTTTGAGTCGTTCCCGTTTTCTCGGGTTTGGTTTGTTGATCCTTCTCATTGTGGTGGGGTTGCTGGTGTGAGGGTTGGTGTTGTTGACCATCCTGCTGGCGGCTGGTTTTTTGCGCATTCCCCTCGTGATCCTGGGCTTGTGTTTCGTGGCGGGTCGTTGGTTGAGGCTGTGAGGTTCCTTGTGTTGTTTGGGGATGGTGTGTGATGTTGCAGGTCGAGCGTCCTCGTGTTATCGTGCCGCCGGTGAAAGATGCGATTGAGCGTATCGTTTCGTTGCCTGAGGGTGAGCAGGCTGGTTGGGGTGAGCAGCTTGGTGTGTTGATTCGGGCTGGGCGTGAGAATCCGTTGGAGCTGTTTACGCCTACTCGTCGTGGTCGTGATGGGAAGTATAATCCTCATGATGCTCAGCTTCGGTTTTTTGATGCGAGGACGAAGACTGTTTGTGCGACTGCTGGGAATAGGTTTGGGAAGTCAACGGCTCTTGTGATTCGTGCGCTTGTTGAGTGTTTGGATGTTGGGTTTGTGCCGGAGCATTTGCGTGAGTTTAAGCGGTTTGACCCGGAGGTTCAGCCGGTGTATGGGCGTATTGTGTGCCCTCAGAATGGGTTGATCGAGTCGAATGTGTTGAAGCATGTGCGGCAGTGGTGTCCTCCTGCGGCGTTGCGTGGCGGGTCTGTTGATAGTGCTTGGTCTGGGCAGCGTAAGACGTTGTCGTTTAAGAATGGTTCTGTGATTGATTTCATGTCGTATGAGCAGACGTCTGATAAGTTTGAGTCTGTCAGGTTGCATTTTGTTGGGTTTGACGAGCCGCCCCCGCGTGATATTCGTGTTGCGTGTATGACTCGTTTGGGTGATTATGATGGCTATGAAATGTTTGCGTGTACGCTTATTAATTCTAATGTTGGGTGGTTTAAGCGTGAGATTGTTTCTCCTGCCCGTCGTGCTGGGAATGAGCATATTACGTTGATTGAGGGGACGACGTACGATAACGCGTTGATTTCCGATGGGGAGATTGAGCGTTGGAAGGAGCTTATGACGGAGGCTGAGGTTGAGGCGCGTATTTTTGGTCGTGCGCCTGCGATGGAGGGTTTGGTTTTTCCTGAGGTGAAGGATGCGTTGTGTGATCCTGTTGATCGCGGGTTTGTTTCTGCGTTTGAGTTTGTTGTTGTTGCTATCGACCCGTCTTTGAAGAACACTGCGGTTGTTTGGATTGGTTTTACAAAAGACAATGTTGCGTTTGTGTTTGATGAGATGAAAGTTCATGACCAGACGCCTGATGTTTGGGCTCAGTCGATTTTGCAGCGTAACGAGATTTGGGGTGTGCGTGAGAAGGATGTTGATTATGTTATTGATCCTTTTGCGCGTCATCGTTCGAATGTGAACGCTGTGACGATCCAGTCGGTTATTCAGGATTATGGTATTTTTGCGATGGCTGGGCAGAACAATATTGAGGCTGGCGTTTTGCGTGTCCGTACGAGGTTGCGTCGCGGAGATTTGAAGGTGTGCTCTAATTGCGTGAAGTTGCTTGAGGAGGCTGAGTCTTATGAGTACAGGGAGGACGCGAAAGGGCGGTATGTTCCATCTAAGGGGCCGGGTGTTCAGGATCACTTGATGGATGCTTTACGCTATGGTATAATGGTTTATCCATATGAGGATATGCCGGAGAAGTTTAGTGATGAGTTTGGGTCTTTCCGTGAGAGGCTTGAGTTCGAGATGGGCGGTTCGTGGTATTCCGATCTTGAAAGGTGATTGTTTTGACTGATGTGAAAAAAGCTGTGAAGGGTGTGGCTGACGTTGTTGATTTGGGTGAGTGTAGTCTTGTTGCGGAGCCTGCCGCGTACCCTATGATGTGTGTTGTCACGAGAGAGTCGGCCGATCCGATCGGGCTGATCGACACTGGTTCTTTTTATAATTTCCCTCAAAGGAACGGACGTATTTACATTTCCGCTTCGTGGGTTTTGCGTCAAGCGAAAGCTCTTGGAGGGTTGGACCCTGATTCTGTCTCGAAGTTGGAGCAAGAGAATGTTGAGCTTAAAGAGCTTTGTAAGAGAGTCGTGAAGGACAACAACGAGGCGTTAGATGTGTTGTCCCGCGTCGAGGCGCTTGAGTCTACTGGCCTTTTTGTGAGGAAGGTGAAGACAGGGAGACCTTTAAAACATTCGAGGTATGACGGGCTGTTTGACAGTACCGAACCGGCGGCCGATGGCGGCGTTGATGATGAATAGCTTGGTGACTGTCGTTCTTTGTTTGAGTGTCGTCATCGACGCTCTTTGCGCGTGGGCTATCTCAAAAAAAGACACACAAATAAAATTCATTTTAGACCAGGCGAAGTCCGAACGGGAAGAACTACGTCAACAATTCCAAAAGGAGAACAGCCAGCTTCTTTTAACGATTCTGTCGAAAGAGACCGCGATACCATCCTATGTCGAGAATGGAGATAACGTCCCGTCCTTGGATGATTATATCTCTTCAACAAATTTTTTTCCGGAGTTAAGGCCAGATGTCAAGAGGGTTGATGTAGATGAGCGATAAGCTTGATAAAGATTTCGTGCAGGCGGTGACTCAGGTGCCGCCACCACCTGAAATTGTTAAACGTGTAGAACGAGCGAAGAAACAAATCAAACAACTGGCAGGGTTGCGTAATGAGTGTTTGGCGATGTACCGGGGGGACCACTACCAGTTCCAGCCAGGTGCTCTTGTTAACGCTTCGGGTGTGCTTAACGATTCTACCCGTCTTATCGGTCCGGCCAGCGGGGTTGAGCCATACCGTGCAAAAGCGGTACGTAATTTCATCCCGGACTTCGTGCGGCGAGAGGTTTCGATAGCCACAACTCGAACTCCTGTGTTTGATGTCCTTCCGACTGGAACGGATAGAGAAAAGATCGAAGCTGCCAATGTCGCTCAAAAGGTCGCTTTGTATGGTCATGACAAATGGAAATTCAGAGATCTAGCGACGCGCGTTGCGACCCTTGCGGTTATCACAGGCGAAGGGTTCGCCTGGCCGTATTTCGATTCGACCGTTGGACCATACATCCAAGAGGGTGTTGGTGTTGGCGAGATTAAAATCAGAATCCTTCACGCGAACCAGGTTGGGTGGCAGCCAGGAGTGGCCTACGATGACTCTCGGTGGTATGTCGTACAACATGTTCTACCTATTGACGAAGTGAAGGAAATGTTCGGGTATATGGGAGGGGACCTTCGAGGTGACGCGTCTACATCCACCCTTATCAACACACCAAACGATGAGGATAACAGTCTTGTCCTTGTCACGGAATATTTGGAGCGACCTTCCTCAAAATATCAGCACGGTCGGCGGTTGACGATCGCCAACGGAAGGCAGATAGTCAAAGAGCGACCATACCCTTTGGTCGACAGGGATGATAACGTCATTGACGAACCAGTGTTGGTGCGCCTGATCCGCGATGTCGATCCGGAGAACGATAGGCCACGCGGCATGGTGGCAGATCTCGTCGGGCCACAAAGAGCGATAAATGATCTAGAGTCAAGGAAGCTCGAGGCGAAAAACCTTGGTTTGCTTCCTATGCTCATAACGAAAAATCTTCGCCCTACGGCACCAGCAATCAAACCTGTGCCTGGGGCTATATACAATTTGCGTGGAGACGGTGAGTTCGGGTGGTCTCCACCGATCCCCGCTCAAATTATCACACAGTTGAATGACATGAAACAAACGACTCTTGACGATATGGGGAGGATTGTTGCACAAAACGACCCTCCGAAAAATATCGAGTCATCGAAAGCTTTGCAAGTGTACAATGAGCGTGACGTTTCCGCCCGCGCGGTGTTCTTATCGAACGTGGCTGAATGGTATGCCAGAACGATGCAGCGTTGCCTGATGCTTGTCCAACGCCACTATACAGAACCGCGTGTTATAAGGATCAACGGGATTAACGGGTCGGAATCGATCGATAACTTCACCGGAGCGCAACTGTCAGACGAAATCGATGTTCGGGTGTACCCTGCATCCATAGAACCACGTACGAGGGAAGGTGTGGCAAACGTTGTCAACCAACTGTTACAGATGGGTAAAGTAGATGTGCAACGTGGGTTGCTGGCTATACAAAATGGTTCGCTGGAAAAACTCACGGAGTCTTACGATAAAGATGTCGCACGCGCGAACCGCGTTATACAATCCCTCAAAGAAGGGCCTGAAACGTTCCTGGCAGGGCAGGGTATGCCTGACGGTACCCCAGACTTTATGCCACGGAAATTCGATAACGTTTCCGTGCACAAACAGGTTTTTGAAGACTGGATGAAAACGGTGGACTTTGAGCAGTCCGACCCGGTCATAAAAGAAGCGGCGATGCTTTACTACGACGGTCTTGACAAACTGGAGCAGCAACGCGCTGCTGAAGAGCAGCAGCGTCAAATCCAAATGGCGCAAGGCCTTGGGATGGCAAACGCAGCGAAGCCGGGCGGGACGGGTGTCCCCTCGCTGCCTAGCGCTGATCCGCAACAATGAAGATCTTTCACATAATAAGCTAAAATTAAGGAGTGGTGATGGAAGAGCAAATAGACGAAGGACCTGGGGTGAGTGGCTCTGATGTGAGCGCTGAAAGTTTTCAGCAGGCTTACGATGAGATTGCTTCCGCAGATAACCAAAGCGAAGCTCAACAGCAACCAGCTACAGCCGACAGCGACAACGTAGAGCTACAATCGGCGGAGGGAAAGGAAGACAGTTCAGAGGATAGCTTTCTAAAAGCGCTTGACCCTACCAAGCTGCCTGAAGATCTTGTCGATTTTTACAAATCGATGCAAGGTGATTACACTCGAAGCAAACAGAAACTTGCGGAAGAACGCAAACAATTCGAGGCAGAGCTAGAGCAGGCAAGGCAAGATCAAGAACTTTTAGCGTCACTTCTCGGCGGCGAAGCCGAAGACCCATACTATGAAGATTATACAGAAGATGGTGAAGTTGACGAAATCGCGCTTTTGCGCAACGAGATCCAGGAACTAAAGGCACAACGCCAGGCCGAACTTGAACAACAACAACAAACACAAGAGACAAAATATCTTGAAAGTTTGATTGATGCTGGGAATGATAGGATTGAGGAGCTCGCGAAATTACGCAAGCACGACCTCGATCCTCAAGATCGCGATCTTTTATGGTCAGCGATCGTTAACCTTGGGCCAGATGAGCACAACCAACTTCAGGTTGAGAAAGCATACAAAATGCTTGAAGATTCGTGGGCGAGGCAGCAGCAAAGATGGTTGAAGAGTAAAGAGTCTCAAAATATACAACTTGGGGCGCAAGGCGATAAATTGCTTAAAGCCGACGATTTTGATGATATTAACGATCTAGCAATGGCGCAATATCGGGCAATCGTCGAATCGAAGCAGTAACGTAACTCTACTTTAATAAGGAAACAATTTTACAATGGCATTAGACCTAACAGCACTTGGTGAAACAATCCGCCGAGTCTATGATACTCAAGTTGCAGATGGGGTGTATTCACAGTCGCCGTTTCTCGACATGATTGAGAAGAAGCTTTACCATTTGCAGCCAAGCGAAAGCGCTCGCGTCAATATCTTCAAGCAATACGGGGCTGGTGAGTCCAACTTCGCAGATGGCGGGGGGTACAACACCGCGGGGAGCTTTGGATACTCAACAGCGTCATACAACATTAAAAATACGGCATTCCCTGTGAAAATCTCAGGGTCGGCGCTCGCTTCCACCCAGGAAGGGCAGCCAACAAAATCCGCTTTTAAGGCTATTGAGGAAGCTATGAAACGCGGTGTTGAAGCTATTGGCCTTGCTAACGAGCGTCAACTTCACGGGTTTGGCAACGCGCTCATCGCGAAATGCGGGACAACCACAGCTTCGACAACCGTCCAGCTTGACGTAAACGGTGTTGACTACGATGGTAAGCAAGCTATTGCCAGGGGGTGGCTCGCCGTTGGTAAGAAGGTCGATATCGGTACGACCGCGTCTGAGTCTGCTATTGCTTCCGATGCTGTGATCTCTGCTGTTGACGCAACTAACGGAACGATCACGATCGACAGCCCGGTAACGACAACGAGTTCTCATTACGTTTCGATCCAGAACTCAAGGTCTGGCACCACCTCATACGAAATGAACGGATTGGCGAATATTGTTGATAGTACCGGTACGGTCGGCGGGATCGCATACTCCGATGGGCAGTACTGGCAGTCTGCTAAAGACTCTACAACAACCGCCCTTACATTAGCGACCGTTCGCGATCTTGAACGTTCCGTACGTCAAACCGTTGGTATATCACCAACAACTATCGTCGTCGGGTTCAAGCAGGCCGCGAAACTTCAGGCGCTCGCAGAAACCCAGATCACATGGAACAGCATCGACTCGGTGAAAGTCGGGGACCCGTTCGCAGGCAGATACCAAATCTTCGACGGGAAACAGATCCTCCCATCTCACAACTGTCATGACCATCGGGCGTACCTTTTGAATGTCGATGATTTCGTGCTGGCTGAGCAGAACAAGCCAAGCTGGTCTTTCGCTCAGGTGAGTCAGCCAGTGTTCCAGTGGGACCTTTCGTCTGACAACCTTGTTGGCGCTATCCGTCACTACCGCGAACTTGCGGTTCGCCGTCGGTGCACAAGCGGTGTCTTCACAGCATTGACAGCATAAGGGGAGGTGAGGAAACAGTAACTATGGGCCACGATTACACGTGGCCCAGAAAGTGAAAGAATTATGGCAAGTTCAGCAACGTTGGTTCAAATACCAACAAAAGAAGCATTCAAAGTGTCCTGCGCAGATGTTACCGTTGGAACATACGCAACAAACGGTGTTACGGTAACCCCAGCCCAGCTTGGGTTATCGACGGTATATTTTGCGATAGCAACAGTGAAAAGCGTAAGCGGAACGGACGATGTAAACGTAGCTCAAGCATATTATGACGTAGTGAACTCTAAAATAAAAGTGTTCGACGAAACGCCGGCAGAGGCAGCGAACGCTTCTGACTTTACTAATTTGGTTTTGCGCGTAGTCGCATTTGGAGCATAACGATGGCCGAGCTTATTCTACCGATGCAAGTATACAAGGCTAAGCTCGACCAGATGTACAAGGAGAGTGCCGAGCATGCTTGGTACTCTCACCTTAAAGAGGTTGAGCGGCAGCTGAAAGACCTTAGTGAGAATCTTTCGCTTGTACTTATCGAAAACGGAGACGCGGAGCTGCAGATCCCAGGCAGTAAAGCTGGATACTGGCATGTCAAGTATATTTCGAACGACCCGCTGGCAGATCCGTTGTTTTATCCGGTTCAGAACCCTGACGGTTCAATTGCCGAACCTGGCCCGTGGCTCGTTGAACAATTTAGACGCAACGACATGCGCAGGCCTGAGCGTATTAAAGAAATACGCGAGCAGAACGAAAAAAGAGAAAGAGATTTAAAAAAGAAAGAAGAAGAGCAGTCCGAAGAAAATATCGAAGAGATGTACTACCACTACAAAAGTATGGTGAATCCTTCATATAACTTTGGTTACAAAGGTTGGACTAACAAGGCAAGAAAGTCGAGCGGTAAACGCTGATGGCGACTTTAAGTGCTGCACGCACGGAGCTGTGGGATATTGGGGGGGGCGTCCTTTCTGCTGACACGACGACAACAGACTATTATCTTAACCTTGCAAAGAATTGGCTTGAAGACCGCGATGATTGGCCGTGGCTTGAGACTACGGCTACAGGGTCATCGCCGTTAACCGTTTCAGATCTGAAGCGTGTTCTTTATGTAGCCGACACGACGAACGATGTTTTGCTGAAGCCGGCGGAGATGATAGATATCGCAAGGCGAGACCCTGGGGTTGATAATACCGGTCAGCCCGCGTTCTACTATATAGATGGATTGACATCGGTGAAAGTCTGGCCAACGACTTCTGTTAGCCTTTCCGTTAGGTACATCAAGTATTCTCCAGAGCTTACGTCTTCGGACACTCCGTTGATACCGACACGATATCATTTCCTTTGGGTTAAGATCGCTTTTTGGTTGTACGCACAGGCGATGCAGCCCAGCCTAGTCTCTCAAGACCTCGTGCAAACAATCCAGTCGACCATCGAGGATATGCGTACGCAATTTATGTCAAGAAACCCGAACGCGCAAGCTAATTTGTACGGGTCGGTATATAACTGGTATGGGCCAGAGTAGGGGTATATAGAATTGAGATCGTATCGTCTTTCAGATTTTCCGGGGGCGAACTTTAACCTTGACCAGTCTTCGGCGGGGTTCCGTTCGCCTATGCGCGTATATAACATTGACTTTGTTGCTGGCACAGGGATCACTGCCAGGCCGGCTTTCCGCACACACGTCACGGCAGCCGGCAGCTATTGGTACACTTGGTGCGAGTCAGTTTCCCCGGCGAACTATGTATCCGCAGGGGTAACGAGCCAATACCCATCTACCCCGACAGACACGGCTGGGTGTGTCGCCCCTATAATTATCCGGACACCACAAAGCGGGAGTACAAATTTATGGGCTGTCTCCCCGTTAGACGGGACGACCTTAGGTAGCATGACTGTGGGTGGCGTCGGGACGGATCCGACCGTAGTTCAGCACCAAATCTACGGAGGGCTTTCTATATCTGGGACCGGAACAGGGGCCACTGGTGTTATGATAACAACACCAACGGGAAATATTGTGAGCGGATATTACGGAGCGACGGTTTTTACATTCAGTGCTGTTACGTCACCGGCCACTGGAACGTATGGGTCAAACCCATCGCACTGTGCGCTGCTCCACACATCTCGTCGATACCTAGTCGGGCAGAACAACAGGGTCTGGTTCACAGACCCTGACTCTACTACATTTAGTTCTAATAATTATTTCAATTTACCAGGGGCTAACAACAATGTTTACGCCTCTATCACCGGGATGACAGAAACGAACGATGGTGTTTACATAACAACAAATAACGGAATATTTTTTGTTTACGGAGAGACGACAGACAGCAACGGGAACGCGCTAATCCAGTACAGAAAAATATCTGAACTCCAATGCCCTATCCATTACTATGGTCTAACGAAGGGTGAAGATTCTGCTATCTATGTGCTAACACTGTCAGGGTTATATCAAATTAGGGGAGTTTCGACAAGCCGTATCCAGATGCCTTTCGACTATGTTTACGAGCCATCGCCGTATGCCCCTATCAGCAATTACACCACAAGAGATACAAGCGGGACTAATGCATCTGGGAAGGACTTCCATTACTTCCCTTATATATCCTATTCGATGTACACCTGGGACGGGTCTACACATGAACGCCCCGGGACATGGATGGGCGTAGCGGCAGGGGGCCGAAAACTTTTTGTGTACGGGAAATCCCCTGACCTTAACCAATCGGCGGCCACAACGCTTACAAACACCAACGGTGGCACGTGGGTTCTTGACCTACCAACAAATAAGTGGTCGTTTTGGGACATAAGCCCAAACTGCATAACATTTGGATCGCAGGCGACCGGGACACCGTTAAATGTATATAGGACAAGGGCCATGTCAAAGCAACGCATATTTTTCGCAAGTTCAGGTGCGGGGCTTACAAATTGGTCTGGGAAAACAATTATGCGTTCGGATACGGGGCAGGTTGCTGACAGCCCCGGGTCTTTCTCTGTCGAATACTTTACAGGTTTTGACGGGTTAGGAATAGACGGGTCTAACAAATTTTTTCATAGCGCGAGGATCTGGGGTCAAGGCAACTCTTTGTACCCGGTGACCGTTGACCCGTACGTTGATTACGAGCAGCTAACAAGCAGAACTGGCACGTTCGATGTCGGGAATTTCGGATCGAGGATCTCGTATAAAATCTTTCCGATTGGTACTACAGGTGGTACTTGTGCATTGAGGTTGTATAGAACGTCGTCCGGTCAAAACTGGCATATTGGGGCAGTGGACTTCTTTTATGATGATGTGAACAAGGCCGCCGGTTTAAACACGCAAACACAAAGGTATAGCGGGGCTTACTAAAATGCCATACAATTTTATGCCACTACCGGCACAAAACATTGGGTTAACATCGTCCGCCTCAGCAAAACCGGAGGATGAGCTCGCCCGGTATCTAGACATCCGAGACCCGAAGGTTTCTGATTTAAACGCAACGATATCGGCATTGATAGAAGAAAATCAAAGGATGCGGCAGATTGTAGATTCAGTCCAGGCGAACACGGACACGCTCGTCAATAAATTCCCGATCCAAGGCCAAGACCAGAACATGCAACGCAGCTGGACGGGTGTCGCCTATAAAACATATTGGGCTGACTACTCTGCTTCGTTCCCTGTACAATACCGCAAGCTTTCCGAAGGTGCCGTATTTATGAGAGGGATCGCCAAGATAACCGGCGCGGGCTATGCTTATAGCGGGGCGAACTCAATCATAGCGACGCTACCTACAGGCATACGACCAGTAACATACGTGTATGATGTTCCGGTTTTAGTTTACGATGCCGGCTACGGCTACTATACGATGCAATGGTTACGCATCGAAACGAATGGCGACATTAAACTTGTTGGTGGCGTACAGGCCCCAGGCGGTAGCGGTAGCGGGGCGAACGGTACATATATTGTGATGAATTTTTCCTTTTTCGCTGTATAGTATTTTGATTATGTAAGGTATAATGGTAAAATGGCGAGTGTCTACACGATAAAAAACAAGAAGCCGATGGGGCTTCTTTCTGACAGTTCGAGAAATGCTTTAGCGGCCAGGTTCTCTGGTGGTGGGAATACCGGGTCACCTCCAGCGGCTGTTAGCCCTTTTACAAGCGGTGGGACTCCGCTGCCAGCCCCGAACCAAGCAGACCCCTACTCGACTGACTCGACGTACCAGCAACAGTTAGACTTGAGTTCTCAAAAGTTAAACAATGCAATAGCTTCGTCGGCGAATAACCAAAACGAACTCGCGACACTGTATGGTATAAACGCAACATATGACGGTTCGGGCAATCTACAAAGCACATCGATAGACCCTAACGTTGATGTGAACAATCCGTTCTCACGCGCGTCTCTTTTGAAAAGATCATTTGATAGAGATAAAAGAGCGACCATGAATTCGTATGCGGGGATGGGTCAGTTTGGGTCTGGCGCATATGAGGCGGCTCAAAAACAGAACTCTTTCAATTTTGAGCAAGGCAACGATTCGATGGTGAAAAACTTCAGGTCGGCCATCCAAAACATTCTCCAGAGCAGGCGTGATGCAGAGCTACAAGCCCAGCAAGAGAAGATGGCTGCAGAAGCAGCACTGCTCGATCGGAACTTGGCGAATAGGGATAACGCTTCTACTCCATGGCTATCGAGCGGCGGGCTTGAAACGGTATCTCCGTGGGACCAGCCGACAAGGGAACAACGTTTACAGCAGCTAAGGGATTCAATAGTAGGCCAGGCTCTAAAGCCCCCTACGCTCAAAACAAAAGTGAAGAAGGGTAGATAAAATGGGGATGCTCTCAAGATTTAAAAACGTAAGGGTTGACCCTACGAAAGTTAAGAATCCAAGAGTCGGTGGAACGCCTGCCTCTATCAAGCTTGGCGCTGACAGACAGTCTCTGATTGACGCTATACGTAAAACAGGCGGCAAGCCTGCTGGGAAGATACCGACGATGTACGATAACACTGGCGGTGGCGCCCGTGGCCGCGGTGGTGCTGGCGGCGGGGTAAGAAGGTCCTCTAGCTCGTCGACGTTAATCCAGTCTGTTGGAGGGCGCCCTCTCCCGAACCCAGGGGATGCCCAGATAGATGCAGAAGCGCGTTCAAGGTTCGCGGATCAGTTTGCAGAACTGGCGCGGCAGCGGGCCATCTCTGGGCAGATGGACGTGAATAGGAACGCATGGTTCAATGAATATCGTAATCGCATAGCAGCAATCAACGCCGCGAACCAGAATGCGTACCAGCAGGCCGCCCAGTCTAACCAGGCTCTGGCCGGGTTGAATGTCCCTGTTTCAGATTCTTCTGCTGGCGCAGCGGCAGCGCAGCAACGTAACACGCTTTTAGGATCATTCGGAAGCATGCTTGCGCAACAAAAAGCGAATGAAACGGTGGCCGGAGGCGGAAGGCTCGGCGTGGCTGATCTGAAGGACATCGAAGCACAGAACGCAGAACGCGCCCAGAGAAACAAAATTGCGCAGGCGTACATGGATATGTATACAAAAGAGCGTGATTGGAAAACGCAGCGGAAGTCCGATCTTGAAGCGGCAGCGGCGAAAGCTGCACTAGAACAGGCCGTGCTTGGCAATAATATTACGAAAACGAAAAACGATTTGCTGATAGCCCAAGGTAAGTTGAAGTCTGATGCGGCGAAAACAGCGTCGAAGTATGCGAACGATGCGGCTAAGCGTAAAGCCGATGCCGAACAGCGGGCGGCCGACCGGGAGCTAAAGAGGCAGCAGCTCGCGGAACAGCATAGACATAACGTCGCTGGGGAGAACAAAAAGTCAGCAGCTGGCGGGATATCCCCCAAGGATGTACGTAAATATAGGCTACGCTGGTACGAGACGCTAGAGCTTGTAAAACGTGACGTTAAATCAAACGGCGAGCGGACCCCCAAAGATATAAGTAGAAGCATCGTCGAAAACCCAAGGTTTAAGGGCGTTGATCCGTTTATGGCTGAGGCAGCCGCAGCATATGTCCTTTACGGTGGTGTCTTGAAGCCAACCGCAAGAAAACTCAAAGATATTTTTGGGTTGAATATTAAGGTACGTCGCGACAAGAACCCTGGGACGTTATCGTCTGATGGTGGTTATACAGGCTTCTCCCAGTGGGGTCCAGGCGCGGGGGGCGGTAACTAGTGCTTGCAGGCGAAGGAACCCAAAGGGCTGGCGGGGCGAAGAACCAGGCTCGCGCTAAACGAAAAGTTAAAAAAGCGACCCGATATACTCTCCCATCGACATCGACGGGTGATATCAAGTCGGATGCTGATAAGGCTCGGGCGAAACGGTACCAAAAAACCAAAGCGTTTAGTAAACAGGTTCAAGATGCCTCCAGGGCTGCTTCGCCAGCACAAAGATCAAAGGCTGTTAGCGCAGCGGAAAAGACGGCGGCCGGGAAACGATCAGACGCACAACGCGCGATACTCTCTCTAGCGAAACAGTTAGGGAGCGAAGCTAGAGATACGAAGAGCAACGCTGACAGGGCGAGAGCTGCAGCGTATAAAAAAACTGATGCGTTTTTTAAAATCTCCGGCGAGTCAGCGTACAATACTGCACGCAAGAAAACGGGAGAAGGGTCGGCTCTACCTCTCGCATCTTTACCTACGGTTAACCCTGCAAAAATCGTTGATAAAGAATTTTTAAAAACAGGTATCAAGAGCGGGACGAAGGCAACAGCAACTGCGGCTAAAGCTTTGGATCAGCTTAATCGCCCAACCAAAAGTGTCGTTGCTGCTGTCGACAAGGTCGCGTCCGGCAAACCGGGTGAAGCCCCGTCGGCCGCTTTACGAGCTTTAAAAACGAATAAAGGGCCGATGACGGGGGATGTCCTAAGGAAGCATGGGGTCCCGGCAGCCGTGGCTGGGGTCGCTGGATTCGTTGGCGATGTTGCTCTTGACCCAACGACCTATGTATCTTTCGGGACTGCGTCTGTTGCAAAGAAGGCCGCAACATCAGCCGCCGAGAAGGCTGCCGCGGAGGCTATCGCAAGGGGGTTGACAAAAGAAGAAGCAAAAAAGATTGGCGAGCGGAAAGCGAAAGCTGTTCTTCTTTCGGCGGCAAAGAAAGGGAAGGACAATAAAGGTCTGCAAGTTACTATAGGGGGACGCATCCCGCTGTCTAATAAGGTTGTTGCACACACCACGTCTGGCAAGACAACGGCGGCCCTTGCCAGGGCGACTGGAATATCAAAAGCCGCTAAGCGTATACGTAATTCAAATGTTGTCCAGAAAGCGGGAGAAGACTTTGTTAATGATTTCAGGCCTGCATACTTTTCTGAAGACCAGTTCAAAACTGTACGTAACGCTCTTCGTAATTACCGGTCTGAAACACATCAAGGCCAGCAACGTGCGGTAAGGCGAGCCGCCGCAATCTCGTCAGAACAAAAGAAACTTGCGGCAAAGGGAAGCATACAGAAGGGCAAAAGCGGGTCTAAAGAGTTGATCCGTGAGATCGAGACACAAAAAGATTTCAATAAGCTCAGCCCAGCAGCGCAAGACTTGGTAAGGCTAAACGCGAAAATATATAAAGCAGAAAGAAACGCCGGCCTACGGGCAAAGCCATACACACAAACGGCGGATAGCGACCCTGTTCGTTACTTCCCCCATGTAAAAAAGAAAGAAAACGCGCTCCGTAAACTTACGTCTAACACGACACCTGCTGTCGGCAGCGGTGCGCCTTTAAAAGTTTCCATAGACAAGCAACGGAAGATTTCGGGCACATTGGAGAAAAAAGCGGAAAAAAGGAACTTCCAGACAGACGCGTCAAAAGCTATAGCTTCAAGAGAGTCTGTTTCGGCCGAAGCGCTGGCAAAACAAAAAATGATTCACGCTGTGGCTAGCGTCGGCCGTACGATCAGAGCTGGGGATAAAGTAAAACTTCACGATGGTGAGTCGCTTTATAAACTTGAGCCGGGTGGCCTGACGAAACTCTCTAAACGGGACGTACCAAAGGTTGAGAATGGCGGCAGCGTCCCCGGCCATATCGTTGCGCTTGACGACCGGATTGTTGAGTATACGAAAAATCGTATAGGGCCAGCGTTCAAAGAGCGGAGCGCGGCCGGCCGTACGTGGGATAAAGCAAACGCGAAGTGGAAGACGGTAGCGATGGCAACCCCTGGCTTCCACATGCGCAACCTTTTCGGTGACAGTACGCAATCGCTAGCGTTAGCGGGCACTAGCGCTAGAGATGTTGGCACGTCGGTAAGGGCCCTCAAGGCATCTCATGCTGTCCATAAGTCAGAAATGAAAAACATCCCTGGGGACCTTTCACCGAAAGCTATCAAACTTTCTGGGAAGGTGGTAAAAGTCGGGAAAGAAAAGCTGACTCTTAAGCAGCTTCACGATGAGGCGGTAAAAAATGGGGCTATCGACTCCGGGTTCGCGGTGAAAGAAATTGAACAGCTCTCCGGGTCTACCGGGAAAATGTCGTCGCTGCGGCGTGCCTCGCAGGCGCGTGAAAATCTTTTCCGCCTGTCAACATATATCAACGGCCGGAGGCGTGGGCTTGATCCAGCGGCAGCTGCAGATTTCGCGAACAAACACCATTTCGATTATGGCGACCTTACAAAGGTAGAACGCGGTGCGCGTCGCGCCGTCCCATTCTATACGTTCGCCGCAAGGAACGCTAGACTCCAAGCGGGCAAGCTAGTCAAAGAGCCAGGTAAGATTTCCAGGGTTCCTAAGGCGCTAGAAGAAGCAGCCAGAGCTCAAGGGTACGAGTCTTACGATCAGTTCGTTTCGTCGCTACCGGAGCAAGACCAGCAGGGCATCCCGATACCGGTCGGTAAGGGGAAGTCCGGTAAGGCTGCTTTTGTCCAGTTGCCGCAACAAGACCTACGCAGGCTGTCGACGAACCCGAAAGATCAGATAAGAGATGCGGCGCTGATGGTATCCCCGCTCATTAAGACGCCAATCGAGTTGGGTATTAACTATAGTACGTTCTACAATAATAAAATTTCTGACCCAAACAGACCGTTTTCACCTGCACCGTCATGGGTTAAAGATTTGCCCGCTCCGATAAAGAAACAGCTTGGCGTTTCGATGTACAATGACAAGCGTCGTGGGAAGATTCTTGGCTGGAAACCTAGCGCAGATTATGTAGCAAGGTCGTTCGGTCCACATGCTTCTGCTGCTATCGACATGTTTTCCCCACCTAAAAACGGGAGGGGCCTGGATAAAACCGGGAGGTTGACGTCTCTCGTCGGCGGTGTGAAACTGACGAATGTCAGCGACAGGGTGTTAGATAGAAAAATTATCGATGCTTCTTCAAACCTTGCGAAACTTGACGAAAAGCGGGCAAAACTTAAAGCTCAGGGGAAAGACCGAAACGGTAAATATTACACGAAAGAATACGAGCAGCTCCTGGATCAAATGAAGAAACTTCGCAAGACACGCGATAAATTAAAAACATTGCGTGGCGACGCTGTGGAAAGCTCAAAGGATAGGGCGAAACGCCACAACTCTTCAAGCGGTTCTGGGTCCGCGTATGGTTCTTCAGCTTACGGTGGCGGGTATTAGAGTGCTGTTATTAATTAAAGCGTCACAGTTCGCTGTAATTTTTCTGCTTAATTTATTTCTATTTATCTTGGCCGGTGTTATCCATGTTTCGTGATATGGCCGCGTACGCACAGGTAACGATCAAAAGGGCTAGAAGGTTCGCTATCACAGCGAAAAGAAACGTTGATCCTCCGACTCCTAGCGCCGATAGCATCGCAATTGTTTCAATCCACACAGCGTATAAGACTATAGCGACAAACACACTCGAATTGTTTTTTAGTTTTGTTTTAATCAGCTGTTTCATAGAAAACATTTTAACAAAATACTGCGAGGTTGTGTAATGTCAGGTGGTTCTCCAGCGTCGAATATCGCAAGGTTACTGCGTGTCGCCGATAAGATGGGTGCATCGTACCGTGTGAAAAAATCTATAGTCGAAGCGGCTCTTGTCGAGTCTGGAGCAAGGCATATCCGTGGCGGGGATAGGGATTCCTCAGGCATATTGCAGCAGAGGCCATCGATGGGGTGGGGCAGCGCCAACGATTCTATAGAGAAAGACGCACAGGATTATCTCAAGCGCGCGATACCTCTCGACAGGAAGTTTAAAGGCACATCCGGCCAGCTGGCTCAGGCTGTCCAAAGGTCCGCGTTCCCAGACAGGTACGACCAACGCTCAAGGGACGCTGCAAAGTATGTTAACTCCATCCGGGGTGGGGGTGGCGCCTCTAGCCCTGGGGGAACGGTAACGGCGACCTCGACTGTCCAGGTGCCCGGAGTTGATTTATCTAAGCAAAGGATGATGGCGAAGCTCCAGTATCTGGAAGATCCAGCGGCAAGGAATTCGTCTACAGGCCTTATAAATCTTCAAGGGACGTTGAACAATTTGCGCGATGTCCCTCAGACTTCTGTCACGCGGACAGCGTCTCAAGGGTTTGCCGGAGCGAGCGCCCAGGGCCCTATATCAAATGGCGGCAAGGTTAATATTCTTGAGCTTGCCAAGATGGCAAAAAGATACGGGCTTTCCGTCAGGGAGGACGGGGTGAACGACTCGGTGGACCCAGTCCATGCCCCAGGGTCATACCACTATCGCAAGCTTAAATATGATGGCGGGAAGGCGCGCGCGGCGTTTGATGCATCTGGGGACCCTGCTGCTATGGCTCGGTTCGCGCGTGACGTGGCGAGGAAATACTCTTCGAGCCTTGCCGAGCTTTTCTGGAATGGGCAGGGCGCTGCCAACGTCAAAAATGGCAAGCGCGTACCTAAGGGTTTTGTCTCTGGACATACTGACCATGTGCACGTAGCGGACGTTAATTGATATGCCTACCAAGGATTTTGTAGAGACTTTTGTTTCCGCGACGATCGTCGCTGTTGTTTCTATACTTAACTCGTCAGCAAAAGCACAGCTTAACGACGTCGTCCTGATAGGCGCGGCGATCAGCGCTACGATCGGAGTTTGGAAACTCGTACTGAAACCCTTCACGAAAAGGCTTGACAAGATCGTTGAAATGTCAGAGGAATTTAACAGTGTCACAAAAAGGTTAGATGATTTAGAGCTGTTGGTAAAATCAGGTAATGAAGATAAACAACCAACAGTTAATACATCTGATAAAAGAGACACGCAATAAAGCAATACATTCACGTTCAAGAGCTATCAGATCTGTAAATAAGATAAAGCTTTTAAGGTTACGTAGAATCTACAGGCATAGGCGTCATGGGTTTGACAGCGCGCAGGTTACCTTTGAGTGGCTTTGGCTGCTAACAGAAGCGCGTAAACACGGGTGGAAGGGGACGTTGGGTGGTCCCGCTACAGGGCTTAGAACTTACGAGCAACAGAAAAGACTTTTCTCACTTTTCATGACAGGCCGCGGAGCCCCAGCTTTCAGCCCCGATGGCCCTTCGAGACACATGATACGCAACGTGAAAAAACGCGGAGGGTGGTCTCAAGCCGTTGACGCAACAGACCCAGTAGGACTAGTTGCTGCCGCATCAAAATTGGGCGTAAGATTGCATCGGCCGTACCTGCCACGCGAACCCTGGCATGTCGAAGCAGCAACAAAATTCAAAGCACCAAAAACATTTATTCCATAACGGGTGAGGTTCGGATAATGTCTTTTAGAGTAGGGCCAAAGTCTCTCAGAGTTGTAGCGCCAGAGCTATCGCAGGTCAGGGCTGAACAATTAGCGGTGCACCTTGGCACTGCTATGAAAAAATTTCGCATAGAACGCCCCGTTGAGTGTGCTCATTTTGTGGCGCAGTGCGCCCACGAATCGGGGGGTTTTATCTATAGTGAGGAGATCTGGGGGCCAACATCCGCCCAGTCATCCTATTGGAAACGTAAGGATTTAGGCAACTATCTGCCGTGGCATGGTAAGGGTTACAAAGGCCGCGGGTTTATACAAATTACCGGGAGATCCAACTACAAGGCCGTTGGAAAGGGACTACATCGTTCTTTCATGGGGAAGAGGGCAAAACTCCTGGCGTCGGATAAGTTCGCTTGTGAAAGCGCATGCTGGTATTGGGCTACGCGTGTCAGGCCCGGGCTGAAAACCTACGATGTTTGTACAGTTACAAGGCGAATTAACGGTGGGCTGAACGGGATCAAAGACAGAGAGCTAAGAACTTCTAGAGCTTTGCGAGTTGCAAAGCACTTGACACCTAAAAAAATTGGAGTACCATAAAAACATGTCAAATTTTAAAGACACAGTGGACTTTGTGAAACAAAGTGCAACTCAATCAGACAGAGCATCAGCAGCCGCTGCGATCGTTGTTCTTGCCAGCTACCTATTTCATGTAGACGTTCCGCAAGACGTCGCAGTAGTTTTCGTTGTGCTCGCTGGTTTGGCTGCTAGCGTTGTGGATAAGAGAAAGTCAAAGTAACCATCATGCGGCCTTCTCCGTTAAATCTACCTGAAGATTGCCGGCATTTCTTGTCACACGAAGACAGGGAAGACCAAGAGAAGGCCGCTCTTGTTTTGATATCAACGCACAGAGGTAATAAAGAAATAAAAGTGTACGACTTTGATATTGGCCGGATATTTTTTACTGAACTGTGTTACACAAAGGGTGGGAAAAAGTGGATTGCGCAGACGGCATATTTAAACCCGAGGTCTGAAAAGATGGAAGTAGAATTCATCAGATTCGGATGGCCAGCATGATGCGCGTCAAGGTTTATTTAAGGGGATGGAAAAGGAGCACTTGTGAAATACACAGAAGAGCAAATCCGGTTTGTTATAGAACGTAGATCTGCCGGCGATACCTGGCAGGATATAGCGGTAGCTTTCGGAACGAAGTTCGGGAAAGAGTTAAACTCTAAGGGTTTTCCTTCCCCGGGGTGGGATGCCCTGCGTCAGCTGCATTCCAGGTACAAATATCAAATATCGACTGAAGAACTCGTGTCTGATTCGATTCGTTCCAGGCATGTAGCCAGGAGGCGAGCTGCGATAGTTGCGCGAGAAAACCGTGAGATACTTGACGAAGTGATGAGCCAGAATGAGTTCGTCGAGAAGCTGCAGGAACTCAACAGGTTGGCGCCTATCAATATTTTCAAACAACCTGTTTCGAGGCCGAGGAAGAAAACAAAACGGACGATCGTCGCTCACATATCGGACACACACATAGGGGTTAACATCAACAAATCCGAGCTTGGCCATGTGAATGCATACAATAGTGTTGTTGCCGCGCGACGGCTTGGGCTTTTATTCAGAGAGATCGTTAACTATAAACGGGAGCATCGCGACGAGACTGATCTAGTTGTTGTTTTAAACGGCGACATAATCACAGGTGTCATACATTCACTAGAGGGCGGTTCGGTCGAGGACCTCACAAACCAGTACGCGCAGGCTATTCGTTATTTTGTGTCTGGGATTTCTCTTTGCGCGGCTGAGTTCAAAAAGGTTGACGTTTATACCACAGTCGGTAATCATGGACGTTACACTCATAAGGCGAACAAAGGGCAGCAGTCCGACTCTAAGTGGGACTCGCACGAAATGAACATATATTTGGCGTTGCGTGAAATCCTTAAGTCCCACGGAAACGTGAAGGTCCATCTTTCCAAAACACCGTATGCTCTGTTTGAGGTCCACGGGCATACGTTTTTCGCAACGCATGGAGATACAGTTTTGAAAATGGGGAACGTGTCTAAAACGATCTCGATGCAGAAAATCAAAAACGAAGTGAACGATATCCAGGTAGGGTTAGGAAGAAAGATTGATGTGCTTATGGTAGGACATGTCCATAAGCAAACATTCCAGACGCTTGACAATGGGACAGAAGTTCTGGTGAACGGCTGTCTCTCGGGGGTAGACTCGTTTGCACAATCTATCGGCATTTTTTCAAATAACCCTGCACAACAGATCTTTGAAGTTACAGAAGACTTCGCAGTCGGTGACGTAAGGTTCGTCAGGGTGAAGCATGCGGATGACGACAAAAGACTTGACAATATTATAAAACCAATAGAAAGCTTTGAGGAAGACTATGCCTAGTGAACGGTATATCAGCAAAGAGGATTTTCAAACCATCCTGTTAGACCTTAGGGAAACACTCCGTGATTATATGTGCGAGCTCGAATATGGCGGCGAGCCGACAGGTGACTCGTACATCTCTGGTGTTGGCCTACGAAAACCAACCATCTCATCGCTCGCTGTTGGGGGTGTGTTGCGTTACATCGAGAACCTCATAAAAGACGTTGCGAATAGCGACTTTGCTTTTACGTCTGCTTCTGAGATTTCTGATACGCATTTAAAATTTGTTGATTCGGAGAAATCAAAAAAACTTGACCTAAAGTGGAAGTACCGCGACGGGTTTGATGACGGCATGTCCATAGATAAACCAGAGGGCAGCGAGTGAAACGGCTGGGCCTAGCGCCAGCATTTGAGGGTGCGGTTGAAAACAAGTTCATTCACTCTTTTATTTCCGGGTGTTCAGCTGGAAACGATAAGTGGCGAGATGACACACTTCGGAAGATAAAGCGTGGGAGGGAGACATTCGGGGACTACGAGTATCTAAATAGGACAGTAGCGTCGATGGTAGAAGAAATCTACGAGGAACTCCAAGACCTAGGTGGGTGGGCATGCGTCGCTGCTTTGACGGTACACGCAAAAATGAAAGACGAAAGCTTATCCTGCGATAACGCTGGGCTGCTACTAAGCGAGTTATCTAACATAGCGCGTGCTGGGGCCGATTTGTCAAAGTCTCTGGATAGGTTGCGCGAGCTTGCGGAGAATGATTGAAGTTTTTTAGACGATTGTATAATAAGAGTGTCAGCCGTCTTTCCTCCTTTCACGGCTGACACTTTACGTATAGTTACACACGTGTATATATAATAATGTGATGGGACGGTACCAAAAAGGAGCGGCACGCGAACGTAAATATGCGAAGCTACTTGCAGACAGCGGGTGGGTTGTACTTCGTTCAGCCGGGTCGCATGGAGAGTCTGACTTGGTTGCACTTAAGGGTGGGCGCATTTGTTTAATCCAGGTGAAGTCAGATCAAGCCGGCCCGTTTGCGCATTTCGGGCCGGCTTCGCGGGATGCTTTGATAGACGATGCGGTTAAAGCTGGTGGTGAGCCTTGGCTTGTGCATTGGCCTTCCGGCGGGGAGCCTACCGCGCTAGGCCCTGCAGACTGGCCGTCTGCGAAGCGATCTTTCGAGCCTGCTTGTCCGCCTCATGAAGCTTGACGCACGCTCGGAATATCCCGGGTTTCACCGAAAAGGTATGTAAACAAAACTCACCATTTTTGTGCAGCCTTACGATGCTAGCTTTGTTAACTTTTTCGTAACCTGACTCTGAAAGACAAATAGCATAACCAGATAGCTGGGCTATGTGTGAGTTGTAGATCTGGAAGTTTTGGTCCCTGTCAGTTGTTTTAAAATCAACGACAGATAAAAACGGTTTATTCCTGACGCCCTTAAGAAGGCATACAGCGTCGAGCCTGCCCGAAACGTTCAGCCTTCGCGACGCGACGATCTTTTCGGTATGCACTACCGCCTCGACATGCTTGTTAATGAATTTTGCAGCCGCTTCAGCGTAGCCGCTGATAGTTTCGGGTGATACGTTTATCCACGGATAGTCGCGCTTCTCGTTAAGCATACGTTCAGCTTCGCTGTGCGCAGACGTCCCGCGGGATGACGCTTTATCGGTTACGGAGCGTATGTCGAATTTTCTGTCTTTCGCAACGATCTTCGCAGTATCTACATCTGACGCGCCTAGCTCGGCAGCCTTGATCCCAGCGTCCAACCCAATGTTGTACGCCCACGACGTCAAATCTTTAGGCATCATCGATGCGATAGTCGAGATAGAATGGCATTTTACGCCATTTATCGTGTACCTCCTTCTCTGTGGTTTCCCGTCAACTCCGATATTGTCGTAATATTCAACCGTGTCGCCGGACGGCAACGTCTCTACACTATTTGGCTGTCTGCTGCTCATATGTTTCTACAACTTTTTTAAAGTTTGTTTTATTGATTTTCTTGAACCCTTCGACTATGTCCTTACATTCGATGCCTGCTTCTTTTAGGGTTAAGCATACAGCTGCTTCGCCCTTTGAGATGAGTTCTTTATAGATCACGCCAAGTTTTTCTCTTTGGGCTTCGGTTAGGTCCGATGTTTTTGTTGCAACGGAACGTTTCGTTTTAGGCAAGCTTCGGCCCGGTGTCTCTGTATGATCTTCTGCTCCTTGCATTTCTTCTAGCGGTGCAGCCTCATAGCCTGCAAGTTTCGCTATTTGGCCGAATGCGTTGCGGAAAGCACGACCTATCGCCCGTGTTTGTGCCATGGACAAGATCGCGTAGTCGTCTCTGCTCGACCACATTTTTTCCATGCAAGAACATAAAGAAAACCCTCGGCCTATCAGACAGCCGTTTTGGTCCACGAGTTCGCATGTGGCTTGCCAGCCATCTTTGCCTGATAGTTCTATCCTGTTGAGTTCTGTGATGACTGGACGCACTCCGACCATCTCTCCGAAAATCTGCCATGCGTCAACTTTTATATGGTGCGGAGCGCCTCGCCGTACTTCCTGCGAAAGGTTATGGTTTACGACTATGCGACGGAGTTCGCGGCCTAGGCTCGATGCGTCCGCCAGGCGTGTGACTGCTACTTCGATTTGTTTGCTGTCACTCATAGTATAACCCCAGCTAATTCTAGGAACATGAAGAAGATAAGAACAAGCGTCGATATAGACGCGAATGTCGAAGGGTGAATCATCGCCTTTCGCCTCCTCTTTCAAGAATCGAAATCAAAGATGGTTGTTTATTCCATCTCTCTGTTTGAGATAGCAGCGCGTCCAACGATCTTTCCGCGCTCAGAAATTCTCGTTCAGCCTTCGCGAATCGTTCTAGCGTGCAGTCGTCTGGCAACCCCGAAAGCTGTTTTGAGGCCTTACGGTATCGCGCTTGCGCTGCTTGTATGTCTTTATTTTTAACCATGCACAAATAATCACGCATATGCGTTTACATGTCAAGCGTTTGACCTTCCGGCTGGCCGTGTGTACTATGATTTAAATGACTGTCACAGACAAACTGCACGACGTTCAACTTGAGGAGCTTGTAGTTTCTCAGTGTATTCGCAGCTGGAAATTCACAGAACTCATATCGACGGCGAACCGGTTAAGACCACACCACTTCTACTCTAAGCATTGCGAGAAAATATATGAGACGCTCCAAGGGTTATCAGAATCAGCAGACAGGTCAACATCATCTATTAGCTTGGAGCTTACGAGAGTAACAGGGGTACCGCTAGACGAGTCGCGCGAAATCGTCTCACGAATCGCGAATATTTCCACATCACCGCTCGATGCCGACGCCCTTAGCGGGGACTCAGCGGAACGCATAAAGACATTATATACATGGCGTCGGCGCAGCTCTGCAGCCGAGATGATAGAAGAAGCAGCTTTGACATTCGATAGCGAGCGGATGTCCCAGGCGTTAAGATACCTCGACGATGCCGGCGAGTCTTCTTCGTCTTCGTCATTAACAGCGCAAGAGTGGGGTGCACTGATGTTTGAGTGGATGTCATCCCCTGAAGACGAAGCTTTCTCGACACCGTTCTTTGAGCTTAATAGCGCAATGTCTGGTGGCCTGCGGAGGGGCGAGCTTACCGTCATAGGCGGGTACACAAGCCACGGGAAGTCTGTCCTTATAGACCAGCTGATAGATCACATCGTTGAAGAGCACGAAAATGTCCGCTGTCACCTATACCTAAGCGAGATGACTTTTATAGAGAGGGGACAACGCCTCATCTCCAGGAAGTTAAAAGTCCCATTAAGGGCGGTGCGAGAGAGAAACCTCACCGAGTCGCAGAAAGAGCAGGCTGTAGAACTTTTTAAACACATGTCGTATGGTGTATCGCTAGTGTCTGGCTGGTCCATCGACGAGTTAGCGTTTGACATTAAGCGCTGCGAATGGGACGTTTGCGCTGTCGACCTTATCCATGGTTTTGAATACTCCGATACATATGGGTTGGAACACATCATGCGACAGTTGATGTTTGCCGCAAAAGGCAATGGGCGCAACAAGGGTACGGCAGTGATCGCGACCTCGCATCTTAACGATGTTCAAATTAACTCAGATTCCGGCAAGGCCAGGGCGAACCCTAAGCCGACTGTGAGGAATCTAAAAGGAAGTTCAGCGATTAAACAATATGCGGACAATATTTTGTTTATTTGGCGCGAGGCCGACGAGTACAACCAGCTGCTTAAAACCGGGAAACTATGGTCGGCCAAGGCGCGCCAGTCCGAGCTCATGTACCCACTCGACGTCAAACTTGACACAAAGTCAATGCGGTTTACTCGTTAACCTTCTCGTGGTAAAATGTATGTATGGAAAAGAGGCTGGCATGATAAGAAAAAAATTTAGGTACGGCTATAAAAAGGCTTCTGACCCTGTCGATTCAGAGCCGTGCTGTTTTATTCCATCTCAGCCTTTGATTAGTTTCATCGAAGATCGCAGACGCGAGTACGGGAATGAGACCGCAGAGCTTTATGTGAACCTGGCATTGCGCGAATTGTATGCGCGGTCTGGGAAGACATACAAATACCCAACATATTCAGCGCTTGCGAGCAAGATCGAGTCGTCGGGCGAGGTCGAATTAGACGTAGCCGATTCTATCTACATAAAGTTCTGCCGCGCTGACCTTTTCTTTAAAGACTACCAGGAGCTGTACGAAGACTAGAACAAACGTTTACTTTTGCGAACGCTTACTAGTTAAGGGGTAATATGACTAGTGTGATAAAAATGCTTACACCAAAAAAGATAACAGCAATCCATTTCGATACGAACGATGAGCAAAGAGCCGCGCACTCCTCGGACTATTTCAGGCATCAGCTTGAAATAGCATGCCGCGAGAACGCTTCGCTCGCGAAAGAGAACAAGATTCTAAAAGAGCTTGTTAATGGGTACGCAAACCAGTTAAAAGCACAGCAGATTTTTATAGACGCAGTTAGGGGAAAAATGAAATGACAAACTTTTCTTATATCAGAGTTAGCACCAACGAGCAGGCGGAAAGCGGGCTGGGGTTACTCGCCCAGGCTCAAAAGATAAACGCATACTGTTGCGCTATCGGCGAAAGCGTCGACGTGGAGTATGTCGACGAGGGGCATTCCGCTTCAACCCTTGACCGTCCAGCGTTAGCCGAGCTGCTAAGCGTGGTGAAGCGTGGGGATACAGTCTTCGTTTCCAGGTTATGCCGTTTGAGTCGCAGCGTTTCTGATTTCGCAGCGATGTGCGAAAGATCTTCGCAAGATGGATGGTCGCTTGTTATCCTCGATCCATTGATGGATTTGCGTAGCCCTGCTGGGAGATTTACGGCGAACGTTTTAGCAAGCGTAGCCCAGTTCGAAAGAGATATGATCTCCCAAAGGACGAAAGAAGCCTTGGCGGTTAAACGCGCCGCCGGGCAAAAGCTAGGGAGACCATCAGAGGTCAGTGAGAGCGCTGCCCTTCGCATCTCGGAGCTCCATTCCTCTGGCCTCTCGATGTCAGCTATCGCCAAGCGGCTCGAAAGCGAAGGGTTTCACACCCCGCGCGGTGGGCGCTGGTCTCACGTGACGGTTAAGAGGGTATTGGCATGACACTCCCGCAAGAGCGGAAATACAAGAAGGACCGTGCTTCAAAATACCCCGACAGTACGATAGACGCTGCGTTAAAAACGCTTGTAATCTGCGGCGGGAACGCGACGGAAGCCGCGAAGGTAGTCAAAACTAAGCTTCCTAAGGGATCGCCTATCCCGACGGCGGAAACAATAAACGCCTGGCGGCGTGAGGTATTCCCCACAGAATACGCAAAGATGGAATCTGAGCTGCATGACCATCGTGCGAGGCGTGCAGCCGCACAATCAGAAGCTATTATCATCATGTCATCGGCGGAGGCGCAGAGGGCGCTTGAGTCGTTGCAACAGGTCGACTACGGCGAGCTGAAGCCGGTCGAAAGAAGCAAGATCGTCGAGAACCTGAGCAGGGTCGCGGCCATCCATAACGAAAAGATTTCAGCCCCAATCAGGGGGCGCCCGACTGTAAACGTTTCTATTACAGACGTCCGCGCGGCTATCCGCAGCGCAAAGAGTCTCCCTGGCATCCAGGTCGTAGACGCGGAAGTCGTAGAAGAAAAAGAACTTTCACAACATACACAAAAAGAAAGCGAGAAAGAATGAGCTACTGCAGAACGGACATCATGGGTCACGTAGCGAACACCCCAGAATTAAAAGAAACAAAAGACGGGAAACCCTACACAAAGTACCTAGTCATCGCAAACATCAAAAAAGATAAGGCAACCCCCATGTATGTTACCTCGTGGGGGTATGGAGCTCAGCAAGTTGCTGACGCTGGGAAAGGCGCTCTTGTATGCGCGTCCGGTGACTTAGAGTCATGGCGCGAGACAGACGACGATCCGGTCCGCTACTCGTTGAACGCAAACAGAGGAACATACGTTCCCAGGCAGCCAGAACATGGTAGCAAAAAGGAATACAAAGACAATGGAACATCACAAAGCAAGGGGCGACAAGAAAAAGAAGACGACCTTCCTTTTTGATAGGACAAAAAAGAGGCTGTGGATCCGTGGCCAGCGGATCCACCACGGAGCGGTGGGTTTCATCCTCGCGCTGGTGGGCTGCGTTATGGCCCTCCATGACGTGCGGGATATTTTTAAATGGTTTAAGAAGGGTGAGCAAAATGACTAGCACCACCATAATGACTGAGTCCTCGCTAAATACAAATGAGGAAGAAACATTACGCACGGTTGTAGAAAGATTTGAAACGGAAGAATTTCACGTGCACGTGGGGTCAACGAGAGATAGGCGCTTCATGGTTTATATGTCTTGCGACAGGGCCACGATCGGGATAGCTCACACGTACGCACTTGATTTACGTCTTGCGCTCACTTATCGTGGCATACCTTCAGAAATTCATTCGTTTAATTTTAAAAGATAGGATACTATTTTGAAACTTTCAAAAAACACGAAAGAAGAAAACATTCCAAGAGTGTGCACGCGCTGCTCTAGCATTGTGAACTTTGCGCAGGTCTGTGAAAAATGCTATGACTTTTTCATTAACGCACCTAAATACGAGGAGATGACAAACGATGAGCGCGCAGATGAAATACTTTCCTGGGAGTTCGCGGAAATAGGATTTGCCGAAACTTATACGAGGATACAGGAACTATTAGGACGCGAACTTTTTAAACACGAGCTCTATACAGAATGCGGTGGGGTTCAAGCGCTTGCCCTTGAAGCGCGTGGGGGTGTCCCGCTTGGAATGCTTGGGATATTCGCGAAGGTACTTCTTATCCCTGGAGATGAGACTGTCCCGATTTTTGTTAGTAAAGACCAGGAAAGCGTTGCAGAGTTCCTGAAAGAGAACCCAGAAGCTTCAAGGATGTCGACGATAGCTTTGATTGACAGGCTCGAACGTGAGGGTGTCAACTTTGAAGTTGTCGAGTTCCGCCCAACGCATGAGTTTCTGGTAAAAGCTTCGAGTAAATCGTTTTCGATGGACGATTTTCTAGAACAAATCACTGGTAAAACCCGGTAGCGTCACCAAAATATCTGTCTTCGAGACACTCATTTTTGTGGAACGCTACCAGATCTGTCGCTAGGTCTCTCGCCATTTGGTTACGTTTCCTCAGGTTGGAGATAATGTTGCCTTCATTTTTTTTGAACCATTTAGATTCCATGAGTTTTTTAAAAGCAATTTTTCTTGCCTCGATTTCAGCGATCGGCTTCTTTACTCTCACCGCGACCTGCTGGTCTGTGTTCGTTTTGAAAGACACGGTAGGTTTTACCGCAGCTCTGAAAGATTCGCCGTATCTTGATTTAGACAGATCGTATTCACACACATGATATTCAGCCGAAAAGTCTTTAAACACATCAATTTTTATAGTTGAAAAAATCTCCATACCCTATGCTATCATATACATTATGGAGAAACAAATTGATTTTATAAAAGTATTAAAAAATCCCCACATAACATGGGAGAAACTCACAAAAGCAATAGATGTTGGGGTTCTAAAACCATCTGGCGTAGACGAAGACGGCCTCCCGTTGTTTGACGTCGAGCGTGTAAACGATCTTTTAAAAAACATCGCTACGCCAGACGTGCTGTCCGGTGGGAAGGTGGCAGATGTCGTGGAAAAAGCTATGAAAAAAAGGGCTGAAAGGCTAGCTTCTGAATCCAGTCTAGCCGCAAGTCTCCTTAAAGAAGTAAAAACATCAGGCAAAATAGAACTTGAACCCGAACCGATAGTCCCCGCAGGCACCGCACACCCGCCTGAAAAACCTGTGGGAGTCACGTCGTTTGACGACCCTGCGGCAAAAACCCGTGTAGAAATCCAGCCGGAAGATCTAGGAATTTAAATGCCAGTCTACGTTTATAAGTCAAAAAATACAGGAAAAACGTTTGAGCTTTTCAGAAAAATATCCGAACCGGAGTTCTCAAAACACCCGAAAACAAATGAGCCAATCGAAAGGGTTTTCACAAAACCTGCGATAAAGTTCAAAGGATCAGGATTTTATACGACTGACTACAAGCTGTCAGGCCAGCCAGGTGACGGCTAGCCCGCTGAAATGACATCGTTAAGCAGGAGTGATTCAGCGAGCATCATTCGCGCACGGGTGCAATCAAGAATGACATCCTCATAATCGAGATTACTGTCTAATTTGTCTATCGTTTGAATAGCATTTTGAAGAGAGTCCATAGCTGAGCTTATAGCGGAACGGGTAAACTCATTGATGTCAGCTGTACGCATAGTTTTTCCTTTCGAGCATGTTTATAAAATCACCCTCACCGGCAAAAAATAAGACCCTCCGTTGAGCTGCCGGTGAAAGACCTTCAGCCATGACTGTTGAACACGGGTCGCTACCATCAACGCCGTTCCTTGATGGGATTATGTATACCCTTTCGACTTTCCCTGCGAGCGACGCGGCTGACCGTAGGGCGCCCAGTTCTCCTGCCTGGTCGTAGTCGGGGAATATGGTAACGTTTTTGAAATCCCGCGCAATTACTGCAGCTTGACGATCTGAAAGTGAGCTCCCGAAAATAGCCAGGACATTTGTTTTCCCGTTCACTGCTATGGCCAACGCATCAAATGGTCCCTCGACAATTACCACATTCCTTTCTGGGTCCAGGCTTGCAGGGGCGTAGAAACAGTCGGCAGTTTTCACGCCAGGCGTGTGAACCCAACGCTTCGGGGAGCTATCTATCGCCCGGCCGGAGAACCCTACGATTGTTTTCCGTCCGTTTGATATTTTGTATATAGGGAAAGTTATCCTTCCCGAAACATTCATTTCGATAGATTTCGGGCAGTAACCTATCGAGTACTCAGAAACCATGTCGGCATCAAAGCCGCGGGCTTCAAGGAACCTACGCGCATGTGACGCCTTCTTGAGAGACTTCATAAAAATTGTGTTCGTTCTTTGTAGGTCGACAGCCACACTCTCGGCTGGGCTTTGGCTCCCTTCGCCCTGAACCCCTGTCTTTTTTTCTATATATTCTATTGCCGACTTAAAGTCACACGATCTTGCGTGCATGACGAGCGAGACCATGTCACCTTTCTCTCCACAGCCGAAGCACTGGAATAGGGCCTTATCTGTGTTAAAGTAAAACGACGGTGTTCGCTCGTCATGATATGGGCACGAGCACTTAATCTCACAACCGTACTGTCTGGACACTGGACGGTCTAACAGCTCTTCAAGAAAAACCTCGAAGTCGATATTTTCGTTCTGGAAGTCCATAGCACTATCTCCCTAATATACTATTAAACGTGTCGACTGGTAAAAGTAAACCCTCCCGGTAGGAGTGGGAGGGTTTACAGGGCCGCGGCTGTCCTTGTCGTTCTTGCTGGTACCGAAGCGCTAAGATTGTATATGCAATAAACTGTATTTTAAACGTGTCTGAAAACATTGTCAAGTACTTTCATTAAAAGTTTGTTCTGAGGGAAAACTTTTTAGCGATAAACAAAGCGTCTCGACCGCGTTTGTCGAATTCTTCCACAAGTAAACGTAGCTCATGCTTGTCGACGGTCGGTTCGCACAAAAGTTTGTCGACATCTGCCGTTATCCCAAGACCAGCGGCGGGTATAATACGGTACTCCCCGCGTTTCACGTTACTAATCGTGCTGATAATAAACTTCTTCTTCAACCTTCTCGCCCCGACTATCGCTAAAAGGTATTTTTCAGCCTCTTCTACGGGCACTTCGAACCCTTTCACAGCCCATGCTCTACGGGCAATCACATTATAAAGCGCGCAAATGTCAAGTTTCGCGATGATACCTTTCCCATCTAAAACATATAAACCCTGCTTCCCGGCATATGTGTTCGGGAGTGTAATAAAAGGCGAGTCAGCCTGCAGGATCTCTTCGATGTCCTTGCGTCCTACTGTCCGGTCAACCATCGTCCCCATCGCTTCGTTGGCTTTCAGGCGCGTGGCGATTGTACTTAAAGAGTACAACCCGCCCAGCGCTTCGTGTATCTCCGTGTATGTGCTACCGGCGTAATTCATATCAAACATGAGCTGCTGTTGTTCTGGCGGCATGATTAGTTCTCTCTTTCTTTCGGTGTCTGGTTTGATCCCCTTTGCTTTATATATCGTCTGGTATATTGAAGAGTTCGAAACTCCGAATTCTTTCGCAAGCACGGAAGTTTTTTCTCCCGCGTCATGCCGTTCGGCGATTTCTGATCTTTCGTCTTCTGTTAACGTTTTGTACTGAGCTCTACGGTGCCCTCGATCGTAGAGCATCGTATTGAGGCTGTTAGCCTTGATGTGCACGTATCTACTGTTTGTGTTAAACGTTTCGCATATCTCGCGCGGTGTTAAAATATTCCCTCTGGCAGCCTCATCCTCGTAGTATCTGATCGCTTTTTTATACTGCAACGATTTGGTATAACGATAGACGCTGCCATGTTTTTTACGCATGCGTTCTTTGAACGCCATAGACGCTTCGATACGTTTAGCTTTCAACAACGCGTCTACCTCCGTGAGAGTGTACGTGCCAAAATCAACACAATTCGAGATAGGTTTCGACATAAAGAAAACGTTTTCGTACGACGGGTACTCGATAATTGCCATAGATATCCGGGGGGACTTGATAAAACTAGATTTCATGAGAACGTAGGCATCCCATCTCGTTCGCTGTTCAGCTATGGCAACGAACTCAAGCCACGACTTGCCGGCCTTCACGAACGAAGCTGGACACGTTCCTGTCTCATATACATTCACAAAAGGCGAATCGATGTTTGTTAATTCAACTTGATGCTGTGGCATTATTTTCTTTCAATAAAAACCCGCCTAGAGGAGGTGCTAGGCGGGCCATCTCTCAGTAATCAAATTTTTAAAAGTTCTTGTAGAAGTTCCATACAACAACTATCGTCACGGGAACAGCGCGCTACATAGAACAAACGTCCAAGCTATGCGAATACCTCCACGTCAAGCGCTTTCGATATGTCAACAATGTCATAGCTACCACTACCAACAGCCTCATACGCCGACTGGCCGTTGAGCCTGTCTAAAGGCACTTCCAAAAACTCGGCAGGGTTGCGCGACAAGCCTACGCCGCACCTTCTCTCGCAAGCCTTCTCCAGTAACACCTTTTTTGCAAGCTGCTCGAACTCCTCAAACCGTGACTCGTACATTCTTACATCTCCTAGCTAATAATTATAAATTTTGGTTGTAAAATTTCAAAAAGAACTGTTTCTCCATAGCCATGCAAACATCGAGGATGTCGTACATATCGCTGGCAAGAGCCTCGTACGCATTGTGTTCACCAAGCTCAAACAGTGGTTCAGAGAGCACCTCTTCAACGTCCCAGAAATAAAGAAACCCCCTGCGCTTCAAAGCGTACTCAAGAGCTAAAAACGAGCAGCTGGCCTGGTCTTTTTGAAACATCGACCGTTTCGAGCGACGCCACACCGCTAGAAACGTTTTCCGTCGACGTGTTTTTTTTCTCTCAGTAAGCAAACTTCCTTCACCTTTCTCTTTTCATTCATTAACTAACCGTGGCGAAACTTTTACCCACCGCTTGAAAGATCGTTGAACAGCTTCACAAAAGACGAAGCGCAATACTGCGGGAACTCCTGAAGCACCTCAACAATGGAGCTCGACGCGTCAACGCTAACATAGCCAGAAACAACAAACTCTACATACCCCTGATGCTCCTCAGCACGCAACCTGACAGCCTTCTTCTCCACATCCTTTAACACATTCTGGTTAAACAGCTCCTTCACAACGTTCTTCGCGAAAATATCCGCCAACGCCATAGAGTGAGTCGACGATGGAATGTTCGTTGTCGCTGCGGAAAAGAATTTTGTTACAGGTTTTCCCATACACCAAGTGTGGCACGTCACTCAAATGAAGTCAAGCGAGAAACATGCCACACGAAAAACACGTTACTTACATTTCTTACGCGGCATGTCACACCCCCCCTCGCTGACGCTTCCAAACCGTTTAATTTTCAACCCATCGCTCAAAACGTTCGGCCTCACTGAAATCTCAGCGCAGTCTCCCGTCACAACACACTTCCCGGCGATCTCGCAACCGTTCCTCTCGCAAACGTCGCTCAGAATGTCGAAAATCATTTGCACAGTATCTTCAACAGCCGGCTCATCAACGCTAACGGTAACCTGGCCGGTCTTCACATAAGACCACGCGTCGTGCAGAAAGTCGACCATAGTAACCCTCTGGCGGATCGTCCTAACGCCCTCATTCCAAGTCAAAAAGATTCTCGTGCGGTGAAAATTTGACAAAACCGCCTCTTCCAACGCCGGGGCGATCTCATCGCGAACCCGAACATATTTCTTCCACTTCTCCCTGTTGTCCTTCTGTGCGTCTTGCATCATCTTGCTCTTTCGATCGTTCAATTTCAAATTTCAAGAAAACCGTGGCTCGTAGACCACGGGGCACAACAACATTTCAAAACGCCAGCTACGACAGGCAAAACAACAAGAAAATTCCCTAGCAGTCGGGGTTTACGGGTTTAAAAACGGAATGGCATCACGTCCTTTCGAATTGATAACAAGAACACCATCATACAAGACCAGCCGGACAGAAAACACCAACCTCAACAAACGTACGACACAAACCACACACAACGCGACACGCAGAAAAACCGCACACCACCCACCATCCCGAAACAAAATGTATACAAACGTATACACAAAACCCCAGCAAAACAACACAAACACCAACCACAACACAAAAAAACAAACAAAAAACTTGACAAACGCAAAAACACACGCTAAAATGAGTTACGGTAACTTCAAAACGGACAACAGTAGTCTGGCCAAAAGCGTCAAAAACGGTTGACTGAGACCAAACACAGCAAAGATCGTCCAAAAGAAAACCACACAAGCAAAAAGTGCAGCCAACGGTGACAGGGACCAAACACCCACCACCCAAAAGCAATAAATAAATAAAAAAAATAAGCACAAGACAGCTCAACACAACGGTTCACAGAAAACCAAAAGCGATTGCCCGCGAGGTCCAAGCCCAAAATGCGCCAAAACAGGTCATTCTGACCCGAAACCACAACACCCAACACGCGGATCTCAATCCGAAACCGACCAAATCAACCCAAAGCCGGTTGATTTTTTTTATTCATTAATCACACCTCCGAGAAACCGGACAGAAACCCCAGCCAACTGAACACAACAAACCCATTTGAACACCCAAAAGAACACTGATAAAATCAAACAATGACCAAAAACAACACACAAACAACACAAACCACAACATACATAACACTCAACACACAACCAACAACACAACAACTCGCCAAACTCCTACAAACACTACAAACCACACAAAACACACAACTCAAAAGCTACGAACAATACACAGACAGCTACGAATCGCCAAAACCACAAACAGAAATCGGGATAACAACCCAAACAACAACCACAACAGAAGCCATAAACAACATCACACAACACCTAACCCAAGCAAACATCACAAACATCACAAAAATAGAAACACACCAAACACCC